TTAAATGCACATCCTTCCCTTATGGTTATTGATGAAAGCACTACTATAAAAAACAAAGATGCTAAACGTACTAAGAGTATTGTAAAGATAGGTAAAGTAGCTCAGTACAGACGTATACTTACAGGCTCACCTGTTACAAAAAGCCCTATGGATTTGTACACACAAGCAGAGTTTCTTGATGAATGGTTATTGGGGCATAGTAGTTTTTTCAGTTTCCAATATGAATATGCCATCGTACAAAGGCGTAGTATGGGAGCGCATAGTTTTAATCAAGTAGTAGGGTATCGTAATTTAGATAAACTCAATGGTATACTTGAAAACTTTAGCTATCGCGTAAAGAAAGAAGACTGTTTAGATTTACCTGATAAAGTATATATCAAGCGTAGTGTAGAACTAACTGAAGAACAAAAGTCTGTTTATAATAGTTTGAAAACATTTGCTCTTGCCTTATTAGAAGATGGTTCAGTAACCACTGATACTATCCTTACGCAATTACTCAGGCTGCAACAAGTATGCTCAGGCCATGTAAAAATGGATGATGGTGAAATGAAAACCTTCAACTCAGCTAAATTGCCAGAGCTTATGTCTGTATTAGAAGAAGTAGATGGTAAAGTTATTATATGGGCTAACTTCACACATGATATAAAAACAATAGAACAAGAAATATCTAAAATGTATGGTGCTGAAACAGTAGCTACATACTATGGGGAAACAGAGAGTGATGAACGGCAAGCTATTGTAAACCGCTTTCAGGATCCAGACAGCCCCCTTAAATATTTTATAGGCCAACCACGCACAGGTGGTTATGGGCTGACTCTGACAGAAGCTAAAACCGTTATATATTATAGTAATAACTTTGACCTTGAGATAAGGTTACAAAGCGAAGATAGAGCGCACCGTATTGGACAAACAAGTAAAGTTACTTATATAGATATTGTAGCTGATAAAACAGTAGATGATAAAATACTATTAGCATTACGGAACAAAATCAATATAGCTAGTCAAGTTCTTGCTGAAGATTTCAGGGATTGGATTGTTTAAGATCTTGCTATAGTAAAAATCATTCCTAAAAATAAAAGTGCGGCAACCAATATTGCACCACTAATCATAAGAGCTTGTTTCATATTTTCAGCACGCTCTCTTTCTTCTTGACGTTTTTTACGACGAGCTTCTGCCGCAGCTTCTTTAGCTTCGCGTATACGTTTAGCCCTTTCATCTACGATACTTCTCCATGTTCCATGACCAAACCGCATATCAACCATACTGGCTATTTCGCGCATTTGTTCTTGGGCTAACTTTGCATCTATTATTTCTCTAGCAACATTAGTAACACCAAACTGATCACCAACACTAACGCCGGACTGTTGGTTACGACGTTGTTGGACTTGTTTTTCTCCTTCAAAGAGGTTGTCTATAAAACCCGCAATCTCACCAACATCATTAGCAGTACCAATAGCACCTTTAATACCATCAACAGCACTTTTGAATAAGGCTATCCCTGCGAGAGCAGTGGATATAGGTTCCATATCATACCTCCCGCATACGGGAGACTAACCGTTCAGCACGATTTGTTACTTGGTGATACCATTTTGAGTCAACCATCTCATCGGCTGCTTGCTGCCAATCACGTGCATTGACACCAGCTTTCATACCTTTGAATTTGCTTAACCGAGGGTATCCCATATTGAACATCATATTTGCTATTATTAATTGCACTTCTTCTGGTAAGGAATCAAAGTCGGGGTACAATCGTTCACAGTCTTCGAGGACTGTTCCAACATCTTTATTAAAGCACTCTGCGACTCTATCTGTTGTGATAAATGTTCCGACTGGACGGTTATACTCTTCGTCAGATTCAGTGACCAAGTGACCAATCCCAAAAGTAGGCAGACCCAAATGATCCAAGTATATTTCATACTTACACCCCTCATCTGCTTCTATTTGTTTCCGTAATACTTCAAGATCCATTATGCTAATCCCATGATACCTTGGTTACGACGATTTGCTATTGCACCACCTAACTCATCGCGAGGAAACAGAGAGGAAAAGTTCGTAATCCCTGCACCCTGACTAGCTCTAGGTGGTGGTTGTATCTGTGGTGCGCTCGCTAATTGCGTAGGCGCAGGAGTAGTAGGGGCAACAGAACTGATTTTCTGTGGCACTATTCCTGTCTGTGGTGGTTTACCTGTACGATCTGTTTCTTCTGTCGTTGTTTCTGGACCTAAACTAGAACCTACACGACGAGTAAAACCTAATGCTTCAGAGCCGTAAAACGAAAGTCCAGACTCTTCCCCTACGTTTAAAGCATCCATTGTCTGGTTAAAAAGGGTAACACCAGCATTAATTCTACCCGCAAATTTTTTCTGGTTTATAGCTTTTTGTAATTGACTAACAGAGGGACGAGCAGCAAACATTTTAGCTAATACTCGGTTAGTAAACAGTGATTTAGCGGCACTTAATGTTCCACTCACTGTTGCACTAGAAACTGCTGATCTAATAGCACCTGTTGCAAAGGGACCACCAACATCCCCTGTATCAGCTAAGAAAGCAGAGTAAAGTTTAACATTTGAAACTAAATCAAAATATTTTCTACCCTTTTCAGAAAAAGTTAGTTTTCCATCTTGTCGTAAATTACCAAACAACGGTTTAAAAGCAGCATATTCATTATCACTTACAGGGTCATTAATAGCTCTTTGTAATTTAGATAACTCATCAGCTAAAATGCTAGAATCCACAATATCTTCAGCAAATTCGTCTGTTCCACCCTCTTTTTGAACACGAGTGGATTTATCTAAAATCCTTTTAAGTAATACAGCTCTTAATTGCTCTCCTGCTTTCCCATCAATACCACCATTTGCGTTTATAAACTTTTGCATAGCTAAATCTTGTCTATTATCTGCAAAAGATTGTATGTATTTCATCGCTGCTTGGCCGTCAGTAAACTCTTTATTAATTGCTGCTTGAGCAGGATCAGTAGCTAACTTAGCAGCCCCTTCTTCAAAAGCATCAAGAGCTAATCTATTTGAACTACCGACTGGAAAAAGATCATTATAAAGCCTACCCTTATCTATTTCTTTGAGTTTTTGGATCTGTTCAAAACCCATGTCAGTTTTTTGAAGAATATTAACTAAAGATTTATCCTTGATATCATCAATAAGCGAACGACCAGCAGTTTGAGCATCCGGATTTAAAGATTTATTATTTGCTAATCTTTTAATTACCTTAAATTGCTCCGCATTTATTTTACCATCAAGCAATTCTTCAGAAACAGTCTGAGGTAAATTTTCTGCTCTACGCCCTAACAAAGTACCTAATGAAGCAAATTGTTTTGCATCAGACCGCATACGGACTAATGCTCCAGCCTCATTGAAAGAAGTTCGCCAAGCATCATCCCCACCTTTAACTAAACCTTTTTCTATACCATTTACGATTAAATCATCAACAACTTCAATAAGCTCTACTGCTCTTGTACCTTCAACTCCATCAGCTTTAGAGGCTACATCTGACAGTTGATCTCTGATATCTTTTAACTGTTGGAAAGCATCAACATTTTTACTTGCTGATTCTCCCCCTACTGCTTTGACTTTTACAGATTTAAGAGTAGGATCAAAAGTCTCTAGCCTCCTTATAATATCAGCTAACTCACCCCCAAACGGCCTACTACGGATTGTTTCTTCTGCTGCAAAAACAGGTTGGCCTGATTTACCTTTTTTAAGAGGCACACCACTAGGGGTTCTACCTAATTCAGGTTTTTTAGTTACAGGAAGACCTTCTTTTATTTGTCGTGCTTTAGTGATAAGGGGGGTCAGGTCTATAGTTACATTTGCTGCACCAGCTTGACCAAATGCTCTTTTATAGGCTTGATCGATAGCTTTTCTAAAACCACTGTCTAATTGTTTTGCATTATCAACCAATGAGGAAGATACTTCTGGTGAATCACGCAAAGCATAATTACCATCGGCTTGAGCGCGATAAGCTAATTGAACATCTTCACCTAATTTGTAATGCTGAAGCTCAATATATTTACGGAGTTCTGCTTCTGATAATGCACCAAAATCATTATCTGAATCTTTTACTTTTTTATTTAGGGCTGTTAAAAGTCTAGACTCTTGGGTTGATAGAGCCTGTGGCAAACGTTGAGCTGTTCCAGAGGCCTGTGATGCCATTCCTCTAACTAAAATATTATTGCTTAACTGAGAAATATTCAATAAAGGGATCTCTGTCCCTGTTTGCCTACCAATAGAAACGGCTGCGGCCTGAGCTTGTGCTGCTTTTTTATTGACTGAAAAGAACCCTAACTCATAAAGTAAGCTAGTATCTGTAGTATCTAGATCAGCTGCTTTTTTAAGTAGGTGTTTACCACCTCTACCCATATTTGGGAGAACTCTGGTCAGTACTCCATCAACAATAGCCATAGCAGCACGATCACCAGATAATAGCTTTGTTTTAAATTCCTCTTGTGTTTTAGCTCCTAAGTATTTGTCGGTAGCCATACTATTAGCAATATATTCATCTATAGTAGCCCCCAGATAAGCTCCTCCGGTAGTGCCAAAAAAAGCACCGAAAAAAGCACCTACTACAGAACCAGCCGTTGTGAAATTACCAAGAGCACCAGTCACCGCCCCTGCATCAGAAAAACTTAAAACATCATTTGATACTCTGTATGCATCACCTTGGGGTGAGGTGCGATACATCTCAACTAAATCACCACCACCAGTGTCCACCCGAAATAATTGACCATCAGGAAATTTTCTTTTCATCCATGCTTCACGTTGCTCAAAACGAGGCATACGCTCCAATGAATCTCTATCTCCAAAAGTAAGAACACCGTTTTCTTCACCCCCAGCATAATTAGGGACAAGATCATTTAAAACCCTGTTGATTCGGGCTGTTTCATTTACTTTTTGTGTATCGTATGCATCCTTTAAATCTTCAAGCATTACATCAGAAAGACTCGGCCTTGAAATAATATCATCAGGAATATTAAAAGGAGTATTTCGTAAATCATTTAAAGATTCTGATACATTTGCATCAAAATCAGCTATAGCAGCTTCACGAGCGATTTCATCACTAACTTCGGGTACTACCATTTCCACAGGGGTAAGTGATTCCCCTCCAGGAGTGGTTGGACCTTCTTCTAAATCAGAAAAATCTAATTGAGCACCAGCCCCAGCTACACCAGCAGTAGGTATTTTACCTCCCCCAAGATCAGAAAAATCTAATTTCATTGAGAAATACTCTGCATATATTTTAAAGCTCTCTGTAATGCTATTTGTCTATTATTATTATTTGAATTTAACGGAGGTAGATCTGGAAAGATGCCTTGATAATCATTTTGCAACTTAGCATAATCGTTTTCAATAGAGGCTGTGTCTGTGTACTTAGAGGCTACATCTACAGGAATTACATCATCCCCTTGGTCTGCTCTATCTCTACCTCCTTTAAGACCAGAGGCTTTAAAGTCATCTAACAATTTTTTAAGTTCTGGATTCTGTTCTGGATCATCTAACATTTTAGTTAGCCTGATTTCTTCTTTATCCATATTGAGTTTAAGCTGGAAATCACTCATATCTCTATTATTATCAGCAAAATCGGTTAGGCCATTTACAATTTTATTTTGTCTACTTGCAATTTGATCAAGTGCTGCCGCAAGCATCTCATTAGCTTTTGGATTTTTACCAATACCCATTGCAGCATCTTGTAAGATTTCAATCTCAGTTTGATTGAGGTTTCCTGGAAAGGCACCAGCCAGATTAACGACCATTGCATTACCAAGAGCTCTTTGAACTTGACCTGATTCAATATTGCCACCTAAGAATTCTTCAAGGCTGGTGCCTTCATTTAAACCAAACTCGCCAAGCACTGAACGAACTGTATCGGTGATCCCCAACTCTTTAGCATACTCTAAAACAGCGAGTTTAGTGCTGCCAAACCTACTTCCCCTAAAATCAACAGCCAAAATTCGTTTAGCATCAACAGATAATGAGTTAGCCTTACTAGCTATATTTTTTGCCGTATCTAGCTGTTTAACAAGAGAAGTAGAAGCTGCTTTATTTCTTGCTGCTTTTTCATCAAACTTTGCTCCAGGCTTTGTCATTTTAACATCTATATATTCTTTCAAAAGACTTTGTCTGAAAATATTTACCTTCTCACCAATTTGGGCTGGATCTAATCCTGAGCCTGTCAAAGTATTTTCATAATTTTGAACATACTCATTCATAAGAGTTTGGAACTCAGTTGGTTGGAAATTAGGCATAATCTTAGCAGTTAATGCCTCAAGCTCACCTGTTTCACTAGCAGTTAATGTATCCGCACCTTTAAGCTCACCATATCTCTCAGCCTCTTGAAGTAAAGGTGTTGTATCTCCAGGATAATCATAACCCTCAATATCCAATAAAGTTGCTTTACCATCTACTAATCTTACAAAACCGTCTTTAGCATCTCCAACAATTTCACCACCGCCACTCTGCACTTTTTGGAAGTTTTGAGGGTTGGATTTATCATAAAGAATAATATCGCCTTGTTTAGATTCTACTTTTATCCAATCTTTAGTCCTATTACCACCTGTAGTAACATTCCCATTCTTCTTATCTAGAGTAGCATACATACCTTCACCAAGTGAAGTTACTTGATATCTATCTTGCATTTCACCAGTTATAGATAAAGGTGTGTAGGGTTGCCCAGCTTCAGTAGCTGCACGAAGTCGTGCAGGATCTATAACATAAGTGGTGTTACCAAGTGTCTGTGTTATTAGGTCTTCTCTCTCTAGCATTTTAGGGATAGCGGCTACCGTAATAGCTTGTTTTGATTTAGTTTCAGCAGACCGTGATGCTGCGGCGGCTTCCATAGCTGCTTTTTTAGCTAACAAATCACCTTGACCTTTAGCTTGAGCCATTTGCAAAATAGGATCACTTACAGCTTTAATTGTTTCAGGTGCTAAAATTGAAGTCAACAACCCACCTTTTGGAGCATTAGCTACAGCACTTGCTAACTGTAATCCTGCAATATATGGGTTTAATTCATATGCTTTAGCAGAGTCTCCGTATAGTGCCTGATATTGAGGTAAAAGTTCAGCACTCGTTTTAGCACTGGGAACGTCACCTAACAGGTTAGCCAGTATTTGTTCTTGACTTGTTTTTGTTCCAGAGCCTTGGAAGGGTACTAAACTACCACCCATCATTTGTCCAGGAAAAGATTGATTTACCCCTGCTTGAGTGAACATTTCGCCACCACCACTTCGCATTACAGGTTGTTCACCCATAGCCATACGAGCCATAGCTTCACCCTGTCTAGGAGCTTGCATAGGCTGACCACCCTGCATTGCATCAGCAGCACCTTGCATTGCACCCTTACTACCTAACTCACCAAGCATAGACATAATACCATCATCAGCAATAGCCCCACCCTCTTCTTGAGAGCCTTGTTCAGCGGAGTCTAGTAAAGTAAGGGAGGGCTGTATAAGAGTAAGCGCAGATTCTGGTGTTTTACCAGCATCTTCTTTACCAATATAACCAGCTAACTCACTACGTCGTTCTTCAATACTTTGATCATCACCACGGATAGCATTCATAATACCCACATAATCTTCAGCATTATCAATATCATCATTCATACTTTGGAGGCCACCAGCTATCTCAGCTAGAGTACTTTCCATTTCAGCTTCTTGCTCAGGTGTAGTTTCTAACCCAGAGGTAATACCTGTCCCAGCAGCTTGCGGGACTTGGGGGGCTTGTCCACTAAACATTGCTCTCTGTAATACTGGATCCATTAACTAAACGCTTTCCCTGCTGCACCATACAAGCTCAACCCACCTATCCCCGCACCAATTAATTGATTTAGTATACTCGGGTCAGGGGTAGTAGATTGTGTAAGTGTAGATTGAGTACTAGGCGCACCCCGCAATATATCACTATAAAAACCAAGGCGTTGATAAGGCTCAAAAATCTGAGCCATTTCGGTTTGCCGAGCTGCTTCATCCTGTGCTTGTAAAATAGCACGCTCTTGCTCACCAAGTGCAAATAGATTTGATTGATCAGCTATACCTAATTTAGTAGCTAATTCACCTATCCCTGCTTGTTGCAAACCCAATTGACCTAATGCTTGGCCTCCTGCTAAATTCCTACCCATTTCATTTTGGGCAGCGGCTTGCGCTTGTAAAAAATTCTGTGCTTGAGATTGCGCTAACGCAGAAGCTCTATTACGACCTATTTCTGCTTGTTGAACAGCAGCTCTACTACCACCAAACGCACCCATCCCTACTGAACCAAGACCAGATTGTGCAGTTTGTTGGTCATAAGACCTATTAATTTCATCCTGTACTGCTTGTTGGTAAGGATTCATATAATTATCTAATTGTGCTTGTGTCGGCGCACCCATTGAACCCTGCAGAGCGGCAAGCCCAAGATCTTGTGTAGCTGTTGCATCATCTAAATAAGATTGATAACCACCTAAACCAGCTGAAGCAGCACCTAAAGCATCTGTTTGTGCTTGCGTCATACCCTGTGATGTAATATCCGGCTGACCACCTATAGGTGGGGCAGAGGTCAGAGCTTTTGCTTGTTCCATAAGGCCGAGTTTATAGGCCTCAATATCAGCAGCTTCTCTTTGGATAACTGTATCAGTAGCCATATTAAGCCCTCCTTTCCAAGGAGCGCATCATATCGTACATTCTTTTTGCGCCAGCCCTGCGGTCACCATTACCAGCACCACGGACAGCTTTTGCATTCATTACAAACTCACCATCACTTAGCATAGCTGGTATAGAATCACTGGTTGGTGTTCCCGGACCATTGATTGAACCACCCCCCGCTGCGAATAATGCTGGAGGTAAAAACTTATTATCTGCATAATATGGGTTATCACCATAAAAATCTTTACCAAAACCAAACATCTCAGGATTGCCGCGATACATATCACCTCCTGGAGTTTCATAATAATCAGGTGCGCCATCACCATCTTCATCTGGTCCAGGTTTATAGTTCAAAGCAGCAAGACCAGCTAATCCTGTTGTGGCAGCAATACCTAAAGGCATAGCTTTTGTAAAGAAACTGGGAGCTCCTGCTGTAGCTGATTCTGCTATTTTAGCACTAGCTTGGTCTGTAATTGCTTGTTTAGCTGCTTGATCAAGTGTTGAATCACCTAATCCTTTAATAGCTTGTGCAGCTTTCGCTCTCGCTACTTCTGATTGTATAGCGGGATCTATACTTGCACGATTTGTGCTAAATATTGATTCTAATGTACCTTCGCCTGTTATTTCTGCTGTTTTCGGATCGACAGCAGCTTTAGCAGGGTCATATAAATATTTTTCCATAAATGATTTAGGCTCTGGAGGGGGTTTATTTATTATGTCCTTAGTATCTATAACTCCAGCTTTTCTTGCGACAACAGGGTCTGCGCCTTCTGTCATAAACGCATTTTTATCAGCAGCATCAGCGGCACTAGCTTGACTAGCTGCTTGACTTGCACTAGCTGCAGGATCAAAACCATAAGGGTTATCATAAGTTATCCCACCTATACCACCTTTAGTGTTAAATAATTTATCTGTTGCATATGCACCAGCTTGTAATGGATTCCCCGCTGCAAACTTTACATTACTCATAAAGTCTCCCGGACCAGCAAAACCAGCACTAATACCGCCAATCGCACCTGATATAAGGGCTGATTTAGCAGCATCTTTTAAACTACCACCTCGCAATAATGTTGTGATACCAGATCCAAGCGCACTACCATATATCGGACCAAGAGCAAAAGATAAAGCTATTGGTAATACTACAGGAGCAATTTTCTTTACGACTTTTTTAAGGCCTCTGCCTATTTTCTTAAATATCTTTTTAAAGAAAAACTCAGGTTGACCAGTAATAGGGTTAATACTATTTAATTCACTACCAACAATATAACGCTCGGGCTCAATACCCATATCTTCCATTTGGTTAAACAACATTTGTTTTAACCGAGGGTTTTCATCCAATACTTCCATTGGAACCATTGTTTCACCTTCAGCGGCATGAACAATGTATGTATCACCATTACGACCAAAATCTGCTAACATTTCTGCCGCAGACTTCATCGTTTCTAAACCACCTGTCGGAATGAAAGGTTGTTCTTGTACCTCGTATGGGAGTGTCGCTATACCTTGCATCTTACTTTCCTTATAAAATGAGATGCAGGGTAGCAATACCTGATATTTGCTAATTGCATCATAACCATATTTTCTTTCCTATGCAACCGAGATAGTGACTGTTCCTACAGAACCTGTAGCTGAAAAAGAACCACTAAATATTTCTGTTTTACCTATTATTTTTAAAAACCCACCATCTGCAATATATATATCACCTTGTTGTAGTAAATTATTATTACCGCTAGAAGGAACTTCTTGGAAATTTAATTGTGGGTTTTGTACCTGTCTTAAAAATATTTCTAAAGCTCTTACCAAATCAGCGAGGTATCGAGCATCTACTTCATTAGGCGGGGTAGGCAGACGTGGAAAAGTAGTTACATTAGTAGCCATTAACGTCTCCCATCTTCTCTTATTTCTACACGAGGGCTACCCAACCGCCAACGAACACCTAAAGCAGAACAATCAACTTTAATTGAAAAAGCTCTGCCTCGAAGCCTGACATCTGCTTTATTAGTGTATTGTTCAAAAGGTACTGTTGTAGATACCGCTGTTCTATCTACTTTAGCAATTTCAGATTGCAAAAAACTACCCGCATTAAAATTATTAGATTGCAAAGTAACATTTACAGTAGGTTCTGTTGTTGTAGAACCATTGAATGTAAAATCAGGTACAAGTCTACGAATAAAAGAAAATTTATCACCTTCACCCATATCTATAGGGCTAGACTCTATCGAAGACACCATAGCAGAACCATCATCATTATAACCTGTTTCATGGTTATACAAATAATTACTTTCTGCACCTATTGGTAAAGTTCTTATACCTCTATCTAGAAAAGCAGATCTTCCCAAATTACCATAATACCAAGTTTGTTCCGCATAATTGTAGATAACATAACGGTCATTTTCTCCAGTTCCACTATTAGCAACAGAATTTGTATTGGAGGTATAGAACCAGATCACCTCACTAAATTCTGAAATGACTCCAGCATATACTTTATCTGCTTGGTCAGAATCAAAATCAAAAAATACACGTTCTCTTACGGTGCATGGTAATTGTTGTGTTTTACCATCATACACATAGAAATTTTGTCTGCCCATCCAGAATACTGCATCTTCTACAGCTATAGCTGCATTCGGACCCATAATAGTTATATTTGAAGCAAGAGGCTGAATACCAAAAGTAAATGGAGCCCCGATAAACTGCATTGAATGTACTGAGCTATCTGTGAATATTACAATTTCACGTTTAGTTTCTATTGCTTTTACAAACTCTGAACCTGAACCAATTCTTAAATCGCCAGCAGTATTTGTAGCTTTAGGATTCCAATCAACTAAAGACTCTTGATCTGAAAATCTTATTAATAAAGGGTCTTGTATAACGGAACCTACAGGATTTGAGCCAAATGCAATTGCATGTCGGTCAACATCAGAAACCATTATTTGTTTAGCAACAATAGGTGTTTCTTCTGCACCCGCCACTGTGCCTATTTCTACCGCACGAGCCGTAATTCCATCACTTTTATCCCAATAGAAAATTCCACCATCCCTAGGATTTATTAATAGGTCTTCCCCAAAGTTGTCGTGGCTCCAAACCCGAAGAGATGTTGTAACATTAATTGCAGCACCAGAACCCCAAGTACCTCTGCCCCATGTACCCGCACCCCAGCCATTACCACCAACACCAGTATTCAAACCAGCATTGATTTGATACACACCATCAACACCTGATCCACCATTACCACTATCACTGGCATTTGCGGTGACAGTAGCTCCTGTAGTATCTTTAGCGGTAATTGTGTAAGTGTTTAAATTCGGCACGGAGGCTATCTCGTATTCTTGATTAAGAACATCAGCCGTTATCAGACCACCTAGAGAAACCGCTTGTGAAAAAGTAACAAAATCACCCTGTACTGCACCATGACCAGTATCTGTTATTGTTATTGTTGAGGAGCCATTAGTCGCAGCAAAAGTAATACTATCAGTTGATGTTTTTCTTACAGGTGTAATATCATTAAAAGCCTCACCCTGTTCAATATAATATTTAGCCTCTGTCCCCACACCTAGTAAATCAGAACCATCTAAAGCTACCCAATTAAATAAACCCCGAGCTGTACCGATATAAGTGTTTTGTGAATATTTTTCCCAGCCACCAATAACTTCGGGAAAGCCTTGCCTAAAGCGGACTTTATCACAATCAACCCAACCACCTTCATTTGTAAAAGATGTTATATCACGGTTAATTCCGGGCTTAAATTGGAGCTTGGTTAGAGGCACAGATAACTCCTTTATATAGCATCAGGCCAATCATTGATCGGCGCATTGCCAGTTGGTTGCGGCGGGTTTTGGCTGTCCACCGGAAT